TTTAGAAATGCTTATTATTGTAAATTTATTTTTGTAAATTTATTTTTGTAAATTTAGAAATGCTTATTATTGTAAATTTATTTTTGTAAATTTATTTTTGTAAATTTAGAAATGCTTATTATTGTAAATTTATTATTGTAATTTTATAAATTCTAGACATGAATTATTATTATTTTACTAATTATGATATTATTTTTTTGTAAATTTATTATTATAATTTTATGAATTATCATTAAAGATAATTCATAATTAAAAATATTTTTAAATATTTAAAAATATTTCTATCAATTTTTCATTATTAAAAGAATCAAATAAAACAATAATAATTATTATTATTTTTAATAAATATACAAATTTAATTTATTTATTGGATTTCATACATGTAAATAATACCACGGTCTTGAAATTCAGATTCTAAGGTATAAGCATTTGGGTTGGATGGATTGATATATTCATCAACATGTGTGATGGGTTGTGACGGTTGTTTGCCAGGAGCAGGGAATGTAGCCGCACCAAGAGGGTCATAACACCAGTAGTCAGTGTTTCCGGCAGCATTTGGATTTTTGCCGACAACAATAGCAGAACAACCCATGAGAGGAGCAAGAGCTGGATTTGAGTTCCAATTAATATAAACGATTGAACGAATAACGAACACATCAGTTGAGATTGAAATATTTGGTTCATAAGTAATTTTAGTATTATTGATTGCATTAATAGTGCTAAAAGTCATTGGCATATATTTAATTCGTGTTTGATATTGAGACACGGTATTAAGAGTAGCGACAGGAGTACGACGATTAGCATAAAAGAAGATTACAGCGCGGCTAAAAATAATATCTTTTTGTTTGACGACAGGGAGTTTATGTTCAATAATATTATATGTTTGTTGTTTAGCTGCGGTTAGAGTAATAGGAGGGGGGAGAGCAGCACCTTGATTAACAATTGGAAGTTTAACATTGACAATTGGAATAGTAATAAAAACAGTTTTAGATAAAGTAGATAAATTTGTATAACCCATTGCAGAATTGTTCATAATAGAATTATTAATATCAGTTAAACGAGTGAATGTTGGGCGTAATGAAAAGATGGCTAAAAGTTTGCGTAAAATTGTGCCTTCATCTTGAACTGAAAAATAATCTGGAGAATCAAAATAATTCCAATCATAAGAATCTAATAATTGTTTAAGACCCATAATACCGTCATTAGCATCATAAGATGAAGAATAATAATTACCATTACGAAGTTTTAATACGTTGTAAAATAATTGAATTTGGCATCGATAACGTTTAATAATATTGTCAAGTGGGTTTTCATCTTTTAGATGGGATAGAGCATTTGGATCATGTGCAATATCAAAAGCAAGTTCCATTTCAGCATCTAATTCACCAGGAGCAATATTTGCATGACTGTGAAAATTAAAGTTCTTTAAATATGCTTGACTACGAGACAAAACAATGCGTGCAATATTAGCGAACAACATACGTCGTTCAAAATAGTCAATCTTATTTAAGAAGAGAGCAGTAACAACTGGATGTATATGATTACTAAAAAGATGTTTAGAACGATCATATTTACCGGAGAGAGCTTCAAAAGCACAATCTTGATATAATAGTGCTTGAGTTTTAACATCGGCGTGAATGTGTTTAGATTGGTCAAATAACATGTGAAGTTCATTTAAGCGAGATTGGTCTTTAGGTTCAATTTTAATCATTTGGCCAGTAAAATTATTAAAACCCAAAAATCGAGACATAGATGATTCATTTAATTCTTCGTCATAAGTGTATTTGTTACCGAGATCACCTTTAAGAATCATTTTACGAAACAAAGTTTTTTCAAGGTCTTTAAAACCATATTTGTCAGCGTGTTTCATACCTTTTTTAAGTAATTCAGGTAAATCTAAATGAGAATAACTTAATTGGATTTTGTTAATAAATTTGCGCACAACTTTACGAAGATGGTCACGAGTATCTTTGAGCTTGTCAATAACGACATCAACTTCTTTTTGTGACATACCTTTCATTTCTAACATTTTGCGCGCATGATCGAGTGGTAATTCACTTGTTAAGAAATATTCATAATCATCGTTGCTGTGACTATTTTCAGTAGAATTCTGGTGATCTCCTCTTCCGTATGACATAAATATATTATGAATTTATATAAAAAATATTTAATTTATATTAAATTTTTTCTTTTCTTTTTTTTTGTTTTAAAAATATATTTTCATTACTTATATATTTTAATTTTTTTTCTATCATATCAAATGTTATATTATCAATTATTTTATCGATTTTAATAACATACGTAATTAAAATATCAGTTAAATTATATTTTTGTAATAAATTTTTACATTCAATAACTCTGCCTTGAAATAATAATTCTTTCATAATTTGAATTAATATTATATAATCATAAATACTCATATTGTAAAAAAAATCATTTATGATTTTAATATTTTTATAATTAATGCATCTTGTTGAAGTTTTATTAAAATCTTTTGGATAATTTAATCTAAATTTATAATAACGCTCATCAATTTTTATTTTTTTTTTATCAATATTTTCATTAAATATAAATGATGGATAGACACAATAATAAAATCCACATGTTTGTTGCAAATTCCAATTTTGTTCTGAATATACATAATTTTCTATAATATCTCCATAACTTAAATTTTGTGTTATTTGTAAAGCAATATTAATTATTTTTTTTTTATCAATATTATATTTTGAAATAACATTTAAATGATTTTGCTGTATCATTAAAGGCATTGCTGATTTTTCAGTTTCAAATATTTTCATTGATGTATCAATATTTTTATAATTAGTTATTAATTCCATTGTATTTTCATATAATGTTTTTTCAGTATCTTTTATACCCATTAATTCAATATGTTTATTTAAATCAGATAATTTTATGGGTGTGCGTTTATATATTCTATACAATTCTTCTAATAATATGATAAGTTTTTTATAATCATTTTCACAATACTCAATAATTTTTTTAGGTACAGATTCATCTTCAAATTTAATTTTTTCTCCCAAACATATTGTTTCTAATAATGAACACATATTATCAATTGTAGGAGGATATATATTTACATTATAGCATTCTTTTTTTAATGTTGTTATAATTTTTTTATGTTTATTACTGCAAATAAATATAACCGGACATACCCAATATAAATGATTATGTTCTATTAATGCTGATAATATTTTTTTATCAAATTGCGAACAAGCATTTTGTATATCATCAATTACAATTACTTTATTTCGTAGCTGTTGTTTATTATCATCACTTATATCATCATATGAGAATAATGTATCAACAAAAGCGTCGGGTTTATCTGTTATAATGTCAGAAAAATTAACCATTTTTATATAATAATTTTTATTTTCAAGAATAGTTTTAACAATGGTTGTCTTTCCGGTGCCATTGTCACCAACAACAATTAAACATGAACAATCATCGGGTCTATTATTATTATTATTATTATTACTAATATATGTTTCTGGCGGATTATAATCATCATTGTAATTATCCCCGTCACCATCTTCGGTTATAGTTATTTCTTTTTTTTTATTTTTTCGTAAAGTTTTTTTATCTTTAAGTTTATCAAAATTTTTTTTTGAATTGTTTTTAAAATTTAATAACCATTTTTCAATTTCTTTTATTTGTCGTGTAGAACCAATTATGTCTTTTATTTTAATCGGAGCATATTTCATTGAAAGGTCATATTTTTTAGTCATATGATTTAATTATGGTATATAAATAATAATAAGTAAAATAAACACAAAATCAATTTTTTTACAAATGATTAAAAAAAGAGATAATATAAAAGAATAATTAATAAATTAAAAATTAGAAATTAGGGGACTGGGGTGATGGACTTATTATTGTTTATTGTAATAGTGCTTGTTTTGAGTGGGGGTTGCGGTGCCCATAATGGCAGACTGGATTATTACACTGGCCTTTAGTTGTTTCATAAGTGCAGGGTACCATGTATGGCGGTCGTTTGAGTCGTGGGGTGCCGCTTGGTAGTGGGGTGCCGCTTGGACGGACGGCAGATTTAGATGTAAATTTATCAACCGGTAAAACAATGGTTTCATTTTCGTTCTGCACATTCCCCCATTCCGTAGATGCGGATTGAACACGCTGATGCATTTGTCTTGCCTTAATTATGAACTCTGCTTTTATTACAGCCGCATCCACTGATAGGGACGGATTTTTGTGTTTGAGTTCTTCAGCGAGTTCCGCAATTTGTGTTATTACGGCTTCGTCTTGTGGAGTGACTGCTGTTGCTTGCATTGGTTGTGGGGCTACACGAGCGGATAGTGCATCATGATCAACGCGCCCGGTTGTCATCTTATGTACTTCTTTTTGAACGCTTTTTATCTGAGCCTGGCCCGAGTTTGCTTGTGCCCTTTGAACATTTGTGGGTGATTTGGTAGATGCAGAGGATTCTGGATGTGCTTCATTATAATTTCTTTCCATGATTTCGATACGTTTTGCTTCTTTTTCTTCGAGTGTGCAATCCTTTCCGGTCTGATCTTTTGTATTGGCACACCATGTGTCTAGCTCAGACTGAATATCTTCAGCAGACATTTGTGTTAATTCACGTTTGGTGTCTTTTAATGTCACAAATGTTTTCAAAACCAACTCATCCAACTCAATTTGATTTTTTTTTAAGGTGTCTAAGCGTTCTTGCAATTCTATTCTTATAGTACCGGACGCTGAAATTAATTCCTTTTGCACCTTTTTAATTTGTTCTTCGTTTTCTTTGGACTTGTCTTTAGCAGCCTTGTTGCTCTTTCTTGCAGATTTTACAGATGATACTGCGCCCTTTATTGACGCCGTTTTACTATTTCCCATTAAAGGGATACCATTGGAGAACTGTTTCCCACGGGGTTGGCTTGACACAGATTTGCTTTGTCCAGGTCCAGGGCGATTTTGAACAAAAGATCTATGCATTGTTATATATAACGATTATATAATTATTTAATGAATATTTTAATATATTCAAATTTTCATTTTTTATATATAATTGATAATACTATTTATATTATCGCACTAAGAATAATACAAAATTTAAAAATATTTTCTAGAAATATTAAGTAAAATATAGTTACAATTATAAATAATTAAGTAAAAATAAATATACTTAATATATAATATAATGGATTTAGATTCAGATAAAGATAGCGGTGATAATACTTTTATAAAGTTAGACAAGAATATAAAACTTTTTTCTTTTTCAGATATTCATGGAGATTTACAAACATTAATTAATATTTTATTAATTTGTGGTATTATAAAAAAAAAAGATAAACAACGATATTATTTATTTAATAGTATTGATCCTGATCTTGATATATATAATCCAAAATCAATGATGAATTATAAGATACAATCAGCACAAATAATATTTGATGATGGGGAAAATATATGGAAGGGCATTGATAATGAAAAATATAAATTTGATTTAAATTATGAATGGTGTTGTGATAATACATGGGTAATAATAATTGGTGATTTAATTGATATGTATAAACCTACTGAGGACTCTACACCGGACTCTACAACTAAAAAAAATTTTTATGAATGCGAACAGATAGAATTAAAATTAATTATGTTTATTAATACTATTAATATACAAGCGCGCCAAAAAAATAGTAAAATAATAAAAATGGTTGGCAATCATGAACATTGCAATTTTTATGGGGAGACTGAAACTGTTAAAATGTATATTACACCATATCAAAATGAGTTAAATGATTATTTTAACGGTATGACACGCATTGATTTTTTTAAAAAAACTAATTTAGGGTTTAAATTATTCAAACAAGGAGGTATATATTCATTATTAATTATTAATGATATACTTTTTGTTCATGGGCAATTAACAATGAACACTTATACAGACCATAATAATTTTAATAAATTATATAATACTGATACAATAGATAGTATTCCTGATTCTGAACATTTATGGTTAAGAAGTTTTGGTTCGCCTGAAAAAGCATCACAGAGAATTAGCAAGACTTGTACAAACATTAATTTATTTAATGAGAAGGACGACCCAGATAAGTTATATGAAGAGAAACATAAACAATATACATTTAGCACACTAGATAGTAGTGATGATTTTTGTAGTAAAGTTTCTGATTTTGTAGCAAATTTTATTAAACCTAATAAAAATATTGAAAAAATAACTAAAATTATTATTGGTCATTGTATTCAAATAAGCAAGTGCGATAATTCGCTCTTATATAAACTCAATCCGGATAGCCAATATCAAACAAAAAATATAATACGTAATATTAATTTAGATTATATAATAATAGATATTAATAAAGAGCCGTATTTCAACGACGCAACTAAAAACGGGGGAGTGTCGTTTGAATGTGATGATACGTGTAGAATATTTAAGGTTGATTGTGGAAGTGCACTATGTAATCATAAATTACCAAATATGAAAGATATACAAATAAAGAGCAAATTTACAGAAGAACAAATAATAACTTTTATAACAGAACATTATAATAAATATTTACCACATGCATTATTAATTCATAATAATATGATAGGTGTTATACAATCAAATTTACTTAATTCTCTTATTAATCAACAAAGTGTTGAATATGATACCGATAATTATTATTATATT